GCCCAATTCGCGCGGTGTCATTGCCCAGAATTCTGTGGGCGACAGCCGCATCACGGCGAAACCGAAGGCCATCGCCGCATCCCAGGGGAACTTCTCAGCCATCGCCACCAAACGTCGCCTGCAATAGGTCCGAGACGATCAGGGCGTAGCCCGCCGCGCCGCCCTCAGCCTGCATCTCGGCCACTTCTTCGCGATTGAAGGTGTGGCCCGCACCCTTCAGCCCGGCGTGAATGATGGTCAGCAGGTCGTCGGCCGACAGCTTTCCCGACGAGAAGCGCTGCGTCAGCGCGGTCAGATCGTCCGCGCCGAAATGCGCTTCGAGTTCGGCGAGAGCACCGAGCGTCAGGCACAAGGCCCGCTCCTTGCCTCCGAGATCGGCGGAAATTTCCCCGCGCTTCCTGTTGATCAGCATCACGCGGCTCCGAAGGTCAGTTCCGAGCCGGATTCCAGCGCGATATCGAAGGTGACCTCTCCATCGTGGTTGCCGGAATAGTCCAGCGACGTGATCTGGAAACCGCCCTCGATAGTGCCAAAATCGGGGATCACCAGCTGACACGTCGTCACCGCCCCGGCGAAGAAGGCCGCGCGCACGAGTTCATCGGAAGACGCATCCTTGAAGATGCCTGCGGCCGATATCGATGCCCGCTGGATACCTGCACCGTCGAGCAATTCGCGCCAGCGACCCGCCGACTGTGAATCCGTGATGTCGACCGACTGTGCATTGAAGCTGATGCGCTTCGACCGAAGCCCGGCGACGGTCGCAAACGCCGCGCCGTCCCAAAATTTCAAAAGCAGATCCTTGCCGCGTTGCGATGCCATCGCCGCGTCTCCTGTGTTCGGTTGTGAGTGAGATCAGACGGGTTCAGTCAAGGCGCGAAACCGAAGCACCGCGCGCCAGGCCCGATCCAACGGTTCATAGCCGTGCTCGTTCGAAATGATCCTGAACGAGACAACCCGGGTGTCGCCGAATGAGCCTTCGAAAGACGAGAGAGCCGTCGTCACGCGTTCCGCAAGCGCGAGCACTTCGGAGCGACTTTTGTCCCGCGACCAGCAACGCATTGTGACGAGATGCTCCTCGCCCTGCCGGTCGTCAGTGCTCCAGTCCTGCGCGCTGGTCCGGCCGATTGCGACGAAAGGAAATTCCAGCTCGGGCGGCACCCGATCGAGGATGCGCTCAGCGCCACCCAGCAGCGCGACGAGTTCAGCGTCGGCCTTCAGGGCCGCGACCATGGCCACCTGAAGATCATGCGCGGCGCTCATCGCTGTCCCCCGTTTCCGGCTTCGGCTTTTCCGGGCGCCGTTCTTCGGTTCTTTCATCGACGGCAATCTGCGCGCGCGTCCGAAGCGCTCGCACCAACCCGTCGAGGGTCATCTGCATGGTCAGTTTCATGCTGTTTCCTCGCGCGTCAGGCAAAGCAGGTAGCGGCCGCTCTCATCGAGATCGCGCACCGCGCGGATCGCGAAAACCCGCTCCCCCATCCGCAGGCGGCGTCCTCGCCAGACGCGCACATCGTAGCGCAGCACCACCCGATGCGTGATCTCGGTCTCCTCGCCACCGGCGCGGCTCACGATTTCCGCCGCGGGTTCCAGATGCGCCCACATGATCGCGATCGCCTGCCAGCTTTCCGCGTGACCAGCCAGAGCGTCGGCGATCCGCGTCGCTTCTTCCAAAACCATCTCGTGACGCAACTTGCCCGGATCGAAAAAACTCCCACGCATGATCACACCGAGAGGAAACGGAAGTGCCGGGTCAGGCGCGCATAGAGCGCGGGGACCGAAACCGGCTGATCGGCCGCATCGAAGACACCGCGAAACTCGAACCAGTGCGCGACAAGAACGAGGACAGCGCGCTTCAGCATATCCGGTACATCCGTGCCCGCCTCGCCGTATCCGGCGTCGAAATCTATCTCGATACCGTTGGCCCGCATGGCCGCGGTGACGCCGTCGACGAGACGAACCCGCGCAGGTCGGGAGACGAGATTCACGTAGTAGTCAGAACCGTCGAGTTCGGTCGGATTACCAGCGCTGTCGTAGATTGTGACGGCAACGATACCGCGCACCGGCGAACGCATGAGTTCCAGCACGCCATCGCGCGGGACGGCATCGAAATAGGCCCGCCACTGTTGGTCGAGCAAAGACTGTCCGGTATCGCGCTCGAGGTACTGTGTCGCCGCTGCGATCAGCGACGTGATCGTGTCGTCTTCGGTATCCGAGGTGACCCGCAGATGGGCCTTGGCTTCGGCAAGCGTCACAGGCATCGCCGCCGGTGCGGCAATTTGCGAATAGGTCATCATTTTGTCCGTGAAAGAGGAAACGAGGCGGCCCCGGCGGGAGGAGAGCTCTGGGACCGCCTGTTATCGGTCCGGCTTACGCCGTTCCGAACTTGAGCAGCTTGATTGCGTCGAAGTCCTGCATCCCGCCGCCAACGCGCTTGGTCGTGTAGAACAGCACGTAGGGCTTGGCGGAATAGGGATCGCGCAGCACCGACACCCCGGTCCGATCGACGACGAGGTAGCCCCGGCGGAAATCACCGAAGGCGATCGCCGTCACGTCAGTTCCGATATCCGGCATGTCCTCGGCTTCGACGAGCGGGAAGCCCATCAGCATGGCGCGCTGACCGGCGGCCGCGGGCGGCTGCCAGATGTAGTTGCCGTCATCGTCCTTGAACTTGCGGATGGCCGCCTGGGTCGTGCGGTTCATCACCCAGTTGGCATTCTGCCGGTAACCGGCTTTCAGCGCGTAGATCGTGTCGATCAGCTTGTCTGACGGATCGGCGGCCGGCCACGCGCCATCCGCTCCGGTCGCCACGTAACCGATCTTCTCCCAGGCCCAGCTCGCCTCGGCGACCTGGTCGTAATCGAGAAAGCCGCGCGGCTTCGCATCCCCGTCACCGGCGACAAATGCCGCGCCTTCCTGCTCGGCAAACGCCGCTTCCACTTCCGACGCGATCCACTGGTCGATATCGACGACCGCATCCTCCAGCAAAGCCGCGGTCGCGGCCGGCATCGCATAGAGTTCCATCGTCGGAAACTGGAGTTCCTTCAGCGTCGATGCAGCCGTTTCGGGCCGCGCGTCCGTCTCCCCGACCCAGCCGACGGCAGGTCCGCCGATCGAAAACGGCTTCTTGAGCACGGAGCCGGAGACTTGCCTCACGCTCGCGATCGACCGGATCGGCGAAATATCGCGCAGTCTCGCGCCAATCGCGGCCTCCGTCTCGGGCGGCACCAGGTATCCGCCATCGGGTCCGGATCCGATGCTCATCGACTTGGCATCGAGCGCTTGCAGGCGCCGCTCGTCACCGCGCCGCACATAGTTTTCGAAGGCCGACTTGTGCTCGCTTGGCGTAACCGGCTCGCCGCCGCCAAGCGGTGGCCGCGCCTGCTTGTGCTGCAAGGCGTCGAGCACGCGCTTCTGTTCGTCCAGCGCCAGCGAAATACGTTCGACCTTGTCGTTCGTCACGCCATCGACACCGAAACGGCTTTCGATCTGCGCCAGACGCTCGTCATTCGCCTGCTTGAACTCGTCGAAGGCATGCATGAAATCGTCGAAAGCTTCGGCCACATCGCCTTCGCCCGCCGATTTCAGTTCGGGAGCGGTCGTCATGTCCTGTCTCATTTCGTTCCTCGTGTCTGTTGAATTTGGCGGGCCGCGTGCCGTATCGCCGCCGCGAGGCCCGTTTCTCCAGCCGCGCCATCCCGGCTGCTCCGGAGCGAGGCGAAGCCCCCGGCGATCACCGCCTTGGCCTCGCTTCTGGTCAGCCCGGCGTCCCGCACGAGCCAGCGTTCGAATTCGCGTGCCGTCGGCAGTCGCCCGGCCTTGACGGCCGTGACCCGCGCTTCAGGCAACATCGGAAAGGTGACGACCGAAATCTCCCAGAGGTCGGCTTCCTGGATGCGGCGTATGCCGTTTCGCGCATCCTTCCTCGCCTTGACGGTTCGAAATCCGATGGAAAGCCCGTCGAGACCGCCATTCCTCAGTAGCGCCAGGACCTCCCGTCCTTTCGCGACTTCAGTGGAAATACGCCCCTCGACGTAGAGACCGCGCGCATCCTCCCGGATGTCGGTCCAGCGGCCGATCGGCTGCGCCGGATCATGCTGAAAAAGCATCCGAATGCCGCCTGTTCCCCGCGTCTTGAGCGATTTCTCAAAAGCGCCGCGCTCGACAGCATCCTTGCCGAGATCAACCACACCGAAAACAGAGGCGTAGCCGGCAATCCGCCCGTCATGCCCTTCCAGTTCGACCCGGTTGAATTTGTGCTCGAGCTTATTTCGATCAGCGGGCATGGCGGTCTCCACCGGATCGGACACCGATCAGCCTTTCGCCGTAACGCACGACGAAACCGACGGCCCACCAGATCGAGAGACTTGCAAACGCCGAGCCAGCCAACGCCATCTCGGGGGTGGAAAGCAGATCGGCAATGCCGAGCTTTTCCGCGACGGCCAGCCCCGCCGTTCCGCCGAAAACCAGGCCGGCCGTGACCGAGCCGAGAAAGCGCAACCCCGCATCGCGCCGGCTCTTCGGCAGCAGCCAGGCAAGCGAAATCGCCGCCCCGGCAAGCGCTCCGGCGGTTTTCGCCAGCCACAGCGATGCGGCCGGCGACAAGTCCGTCATGGTCATGAAT